GTGGAAATATTGAAAAAAATATTAGCATTATTACCAATTTTATTAGTAGCAGGATTGTTCACTTTTTCTACTGATAGCCAACAAACAGATAATAATCAAGAAGCGTCTAAACCTGTTGTTCAGCGTATGATGACTGATCCAGGCGGAGGCTGGTAGTAAATCCTAGTTTCGTGACTGCTTTTAATTAAATATAAATTAAAAATGACATCGTCTTAATTGACGATGTCATTCGTATTTTACGGAGAAATTTCCCTTTTGGGAAAAATGATAAAAATAGTAATTAATTCCAAAAAAATACAAAAGAGGATGCAGGGGGAAATGAAGATGACAAGAGACGAAGTATTAAAAGCTTTTCTACAAGGTGTGGCTATTACTTCAAACAATAAAGAAGATAAGATTGATGAATGTATCGAAATAGCGTTTGAACAAGAAAAGAATAGCCATGCCTCATAATGGGTTTGGCTATTTTATCGATTTATTATTAAGTTGTTCGAAGCTTTCCATCATACTTTCCATTTGTTTTAACACAATCGCTTGTTGATCTTCAGAAAGTCCATCCATTCTTTCTTTCATCTGTTTGAATTTTTTATCAAGTATTTCATCTAATTCTGGATCGTCACTTCTATTAAGTAAATAATCCGTTGTTACATTAAAATAATTGGCTATTTTTTGTAGTGTTTTTGTACCTGGAGATTTTTTTCCCTCTACATAATAATATATAGACACGTGACTAAGACCTATTGCGTCAGCTAATTGTTGCTGAGTTATTCCTCTACTATTAATCAATTCCTTCAATCTCTCGTAATTGAACATTAAAAACACCCCTATTAGTCTTCTTTTAAATGTCTTCTTTTATATTTTTATTAGTTTTTTTATAAAAGGATATAAATATATATGTTTTTATATTTTCTTTTGTTTTTATTATATATTAACTAACAGTTAAGTTGAAAGAGAAAAATTTATATGTTTTTTTATTGAAAAAGACTTGAACTTAACCGTAGGTTAAGTTATTATGTGATTAACAGCTATTACGGAAGAAAGGAGTTGCTTATGAAAACTCTAAAACAGCTAAGAGAAGAACGTGGTTATACTTGTAAGGATGTAGCAGAAGCTGTTGGTATCACTGAACCTTATTATTGGTACATAGAAAATGGAAAAAGACGCCCTTATTATGATTTGGTTGTAAAAATCGCAAATTTCTTTGATGTTAAATTAGATAATATTAAAATTTTTCACCCTCAACTTAACCAATTGTTAAGTTAAAAAGTTAAGTTGATAGAAAAAGGAGGAAAGAAAATGGGTTTAGATCAAATCATTAAAGAATCCATCCGTGAAGTTGTTCGCGAAGAAATACAAGCAGCATTAGCTTCATTCCAACAACACTCGCAACCAAATAAGGTAATGAGGGTGAAGGAAGCGGCTGCTTACCTTAATATCGCAGTTTGTAGAATGTATGAATTAGCCAATCATCCACACTTTCCAGTGATTAGGGAAGGTCGCAAACTACTTTTCCTGCAAAAGGACTTAGAAGCTTGGCTTGAAGCACAAAAGGAGGTGATTTAGTGGAAGATCCAGCATCGTTAGCAATATTCGGAATGCTAATTGCATGTAGTGCATGGATTGCTAATACCATGTACGAACCAATTAAAAAATGGGCTTGGAGTGATGTAGAACAAAAGGAAAAGACCCACGGCAATGGGTCCCTTTAGAAAAAACACTTGTTATTAGTATATCACGAAAGTAGGGAAGTAGTACATGCACTTAGTTAATTATCAAGTGCTGTTACCTAATAAGTTCTGGGAATTAGCAAAAAGCAAAGAAGAGTTAAAACAGATGATTAATCAATACTTCAGTGTTGGTTACCCGCATTATGATATTCAACAAATTATCAAAAGTGGTACATCACACATAGCTATCTGTAAAAGGGGATAAATGCATATGACGAATATCGTAACTGAAATTGGAGGGCTAAATTTCAAAGGTAATGTGGTAGACCATGAATGGTTTAATTACATCACTTTTAGTAATGGTAAGCCTCATATTGTAGCAATTATGGTACTGAGCGAAATTGTTTACTGGTATCGACCAACAGTTATTAGAGATGAAGTTACTGGAAGGGTTACTTATAAGAAAAAATTCAAATCGGATAAGCTTCAAAAGAGTTACCACCAATTAGCAGAGACATTTGGTTTTTCGAAAATCCAAGTAAAACGAGCTTGTGACTTATTGGTGGAAATGAGCTTAATTGAAATTGAATTTAGAACAATTATTGTAAATGAAATAACGCTAAACAACGTAATGTTTGTTGAGCCAAAAGTAAATGAAATAAAAAGTATTTCTAGTATGTATCAACAAGTAGAAGAAGACCCTATTGACTTGGAAGTAAAGAGGGTCGTCACTTCCAAGTCAGGAACCTCTTCACTTCAAAGTAAGGGAGCTCCTAACTTTAAAGTAAGGACAAATACAGAGATTACTACAAAGAATACTACAGAGAATGTAGGTAGTAGTAACGTCTTCTCATTCTATGAAAATAATTTCGGGATTTTAAATCCATTCGTAGCCGATAGTATTACCCAATGGGCAAACGATACAAGCGAAGAACTTGTACAAGCAGCCATGGAACGTGCATTAAAACAACAGAAAAAATGGAACTACGCTGAGGGGATTTTAAAACAGTGGGCTAATAAAAACATTCGTACATTAGCAGATGTACGAGCTTCAGAAGCTGAGTTTAAAAATAAAGGGAAAAAAGGAGAGAAAAACAATGCAAGTAATCAAAAAGATAGTAGCTTCATCGAAAAATACGACTTCAAGAAACGCTAGTCAAAGATATGTATTGTCTCCTAATAGATGCACGAATGTCTTTTTAGTAGGTCAAGAAAAATATAAAGATGTTTGCAGTAAACGCATGTTGATAGATATAGAAACAAATGAGGAATTTTGTCCTCAATGTAGATCGGTAGAAAAAGAAGATCAGAAATTAGCTATAGAGTCACTAGCTATTAAAAAGAAAAATGAAATCATTCATTTGTATGACTCGTTTGCTGATAACAGCTTAATAAATGACAAACTCAAAAAAGCTACATTTGAAAATTATATACCACCTAATAAGGAATTGAACGATGCGAAAGAAATGATCATGAACTTTGTTGCTTCATTCAATAAGGAAGAACCAACGAGCGTGATTATTACAGGTGATTACGGAGTAGGAAAAAGTCATTTGTGTGTGGCGGCCATTAAAGAACTTATGAAAAAGGGTCACAGTGCAATGTTTATTCAAATGAATAAGCTATTTACTAAAATCAAAGCTACTTGGAATAAAAACAGTGAAATGACAGAGGACAAGCTTATGTCCCTTTTAGCAAAAGTTGATGTCTTAATTATCGATGACTTCGGAGCGGAGTTTACGGAGAAAGATAAAGAAGGCGTCACTTGGAAACTAACAAAAACGAATGAGATCGTTGATAGTCGTATAGGTAAAAGTACTTTATTTACTACCAACTTTAATATCGGTGAATTAGCAGGAATGTATGGAGAACGTGATTTTAGTCGGATGATGGAAAATGCTGAAATGTTAGAAATGCATGGCGATAATTATAGATTACGCAATTTTAAAAAGGGGGAATAACAATGTGTGCATTATGTAATGGTACAGGAATTATTCGTAAAGAAACTTATCCAGGTGTAATTGAAACGAACGGTTGTAATTGTGAAGTGGCAAAACAACAGCAAGAAGAAAATCAAAAGCGTTGGGAAGCATGGCTAGTACGTTTTGAGTCAATGAAGCAAGAAGTTGAACGGAAAAAACAGCGAAAAGTTAGCTAATAAGGGGGAGCAATGATGAAAAACACAGGTGTTGCAAGAAAAGTGGACGAGCTAGGGCGTGTAGTAATTCCGGTAGAGTTACGCAGAACTTTGGGGATTGCTGAAGGAACCGCACTAGACTTTCATGTTGATGGGGAAAACATCGTTTTAAGGAAACATGAAAAGTCATGCTTTGTAACGGGTGAAGTTTCCGAATCAAACATGGAGTTGCTTGATGGTCGAATGTTTTTAAGTAAGGAAGGCGCAAGTGAGTTGCTGGTCCTCATTCAGAAGAGTGGGATGACACATGCCTAAGCAACTAAATATTTTCGATGTAGAGCCAGCAATTTGTGAGTTCGATGTAATGAAAGCCAATGTGAAGAAAGGAACTGGACGCGTTACGTATGCTGATGTACGTGTCCAGGTTCCAAAGAGTGCAAAGGGTACGGATGAATTACCTCGCACTACTAAACAAGATGATCGTTATGACATCTTTGAACAATATGTAATGGCAATATGGAGATTCCAACGTGCTTTAGATAAGTTTTTTAATTGGGATACAGCTGAAGAATTGTGTAAGGCAGCAAGGGATAAAAAAGAAGCTATTCCGGTAAGGATTTATTTAGGAAGTGGCTTTAAACCAGATGTTGTCGAGTACATGCGGTAAGAAAAGGGAGATGGACATATGAAAATAGAAATCGATGTTACAAGCAATAAGCTCTATGTAGTTAAGGATGGAAATGTAATAGCAGTTAATCCACCAGTAAGCGGATTCGGTGAGCAAGTTGCGGTTTGGGTTAATGGGAAAGTTGATCGTGTGGATACTAAGTTTACTGAAAAGATAAAATAATCTTTTTTAGAAGGTAGGTTCGCTTATGAGCGTAGCAAAAAATCATGAAGCGATGAAGGAATCACGATTGAAGGTATACATCGCTTTAGAAGAAGCTAACTTTATTTGGGATGAAAGAGATGTAATTCGTTTTCGTGAAATGTGGAGTCAAGGTATGAGTTTACCAAAGATGGCAAAAGCGTTAAGGAGACACCAAGCGGAGGTGGCGCTCCTTGTAATAGATCAAGCTGATAAGTATTTAATTGAAAATCGTCCGATAGGATTAGGAATTTGCTAAATAGGAAGGGGAAAACAAAATGAAAACAATGGAAAACGGTGTATTTGGGGTAACAAAATTAATCAGTAAATCAAAGGAAGGACAAGCTGTAATGAATATCAATCAAATTTGTGAATTAGATCAATATCAAGAAGCAACATTACGTACATGGAATGCAAATAATGATTTTGGTGGACGTGTTTTAAATGCAGCATTAGGACTTACAGGAGAAGCTGGCGAGGTTGCTGATATCGTAAAAAAGGCTATCTTTCACGGTCATGGATTTGATCCGGCTCATTGTCCAGGTGAAGAAAACGGGAATACTCATAAATTGGCTTTAGAGTTGGGGGATATCATGTACTATATCTCCATTATGGCCCACGAAATGGGATATACATTAGAAGATATTGCTCAAATGAACATTTCTAAACTAGCAAAAAGGTATCCAGACGGATTTAGCAGGGAAGCTAGTCAAAAGCGCGTTGATGTGAAGTAAGACCAAATTTGAATTTTGTACAAAAAGGGGAGATTAGAGTGAGTAGTTCAATTGAAGCGGGAAAATGGATGATTAATGGGCATGCAGATGGTATCTGGAGTAGTGACTACTTTAATACAAGGGAAGAAGCAATTGAAGAAGGCAAAAAAGAGTGTGATTTTAAATCTGGTGAAAAATTTTATGTTGGACAAGTTTCAAAAGAAGAAATTTCCATTGGAATTAATGTAGATTCGGTTTTGGATGATATTGCTGTAAATGTACAAGAGCAAGTTGGTGAAGTTGCTGACGATTATTTAAATCATATTGATAAAGAAGACTATAAAGTGTTAGAAGAACGACTTTTGGAAGTAGTGCAAGCTTGGATGAAAGAACGGAATTACGAGCCATCGTATTTTAAAATTGTTAACACAGAATGCATTGATAAATAAAACTAAACAAAAGCGTTATTTGATATGAAAATTCTGCATGCATAAAAAGAGAAATTTATATATGAACTATTAAAAAGATTAACATGGCCTTACTGATTGGGATTAAATGTATGTAGACATTTTTAATAAAGTCCCTTTGAAAAATTAAAAGGGACTTCATGTTTGGATAATCAGAGTTATCGGTTGCTAATTAAGTGCTATTTCTTCGGCAGTGAGGATAACAGATACTATACCTTCAATAAGCGTATTAGGAGGATTAGTTCTACGTACCAAGTTTCCTTCTAATACATAGAAAAAGGTTCCAACTCCAGGTTTATCAAAAGCTGTAAAAGTAGTAGTTAATTCATCAAAATCCGTATTTTGAACAGATTGGATAGTTGCAGCTGGTGCTATGCGTCTAATTCGAAAGCCAACAACAGTTCCGTTAAGTGGAGTGGAACTTACAGATGAGAAAAGAGTTTGCGATTGTATTGTTGCCATGAATCTGATGATATCGTTAGGACTATTAATAGTGATACTTACTGTTGAAAGAGGAACAAATATTGGACTTGTTAAATTTGGAAGTGAAGCGCTGTTAACTCCGACTTTAAACTGCCGTAATCCATTTGGTCCTTCAGGTAAAGGGAAAGCACATTGGAATGGTATATGTGGGTCTTTTTTAAATTGGCTCATAAATTTCACCCCCTATTATTTGATTCATTATTAATATATTCATTGAGTATTTAAGAGGAATATGGCAATTATCTAGTATCACTAATAATAGTGGTAAGTATTTAAATAAAATAGTTATTTGGTATTAAAAACATATGTAATGACACAAATAGCGTGTCATCTTATTCAATAAAGATATGTTTAATCTCTTTATTGTCATCATAGATACCAGAAACATGAGCACCTATAAATGGATTGCCATGCACCTTATCTTTGGTAATTATAAAGTTAAATTTAGAATGGTTATCTATTGTACAAGTTATAAGATATTCATTATCAATGTCGCGAATATCAACAAGCGTAGCTGCAAAGAACATGTTGATCACACCTTTTCTTATTCTGAATATAGAAATACTTTATTCTTCACGTAAGGTAACGGCTTGTGCTAATAACGCAGTATTAAACAAAATTCTTATTTAACAACAAATAAAAAGAGCGCATTTTTATATGCACTCTTAGTAAGATAGGTGAATGTCTCATGAGATATAAAAAATCCAAAAAATCGTAATCAGATTTTCATGAGTGAATTTTTTATATTGTATTCGTTACTTGGAGTTATTGAGCCTGTCACTATAAAAATAAAGAGCGCTTTTTAAGGCGCTCTATGACCAGGACTCATATCGAAAAGCTTACCATGATGTATGTATGATTTTAATGTATGTGCAGTTTTTTAATAAAATCCTTATTTAAATAGAAAATGACAGCTGAAATGTCAAGGATGTATCAGCTGTCAATGGAATAGGTATTAACTTTTATTATTAGGTTTTTTAGTTGGCAGTTTTGCTCTTATTTCTAGAAGAGATTGTACCAAATATTGCTCCAGACATTGCTCCAATTAAAGTCATAAAAATTGCACTCCATGCTGCAAATGACATAATTACACCTCCTAATAATAAATTGTTGTAACTATACATTTTATTATATCTAAATTTATGAATGTAAGGTAGGGAAAAGTTTAGAAAACTAAACAAAATCGTTATTTCATAGTAAATAAAAAAGAGCACTTTTGCAATGTGCTCTTAATCAGAAAGATGTTATGTGTAAATATGTACTAGATTTTTGGTGAATTGCTTTTTTTACGGTGATCTTTGTCTTCAATATCAGTTTCAGGCATTCCATATAATCCGTTCATAGTCTGTTCATCTAAATCAAGACCAAGCACATTATTATTTGTCACATCATTTTTTTCTTTTTTAGAGTTATTCATATATATCACCTCCTATTTTTAGGATGTCTAAAAGTGACATAAACATTCAAGGTTTGTTTCATGATAAAAACTTCATTTTAGAGCAAAGGGGAGTTGGGGAATGGAGTTAAAGGAGTACGCCATTTATAAGGGTGAATCACTAATATGTATTGGAACTGTACAGGAGTGCGCTCAACATTTGGGCGTACTTCCTAAGACAATACTCTTTTATAAGACACCAGCTTATAGAGAGAGAGTGGACAGCAGGAAGAAAGCTCGTAATTATTTAACTGTTACGGCGTAAGATGAGGATTAATACAAAAATTTCATTTTGTAGAATAGATGAAACTAAAAAAGAGCACTTACTTACGGTGCTCTTTAGGGGAAAAGTGAAATGTTGAAAAGTAGATTAGGGTTTCTTGCTTCGAAATAATATATGACCATTTCAACGTAATGTGAAAATGAATCACTAATGCTAAATACTTGTTGAAAAAAGAATCCTTTCTAGATTATTGACTGCCAGAGCTTCAAGGAATAATTAATTTAACTTTTCAATTACAATTGAAGCATTTATATTGGTTTGTGTTCCACCCGCTAAAGTCTGCAAAGTAACTGCAGCAGCGGAAGTATGATTATTAAGGGTAAGAATATCACCTGCGGCTAAAGTGAGAACTGTTTGCCCATTGTTTTGTTGAGTACCTGCACCTGATCCATAAACGGAGTTGGTAACGGGAGCCCCATTTAAAAAGAGGGCAAATTGATTAGGCTCAACTCCTGATACAGAAAAAGAAATTTTATAATCTCCAGCATTAATAACTGTCATCTGAGAAGTTCCAAGAGTATGAGTAAAACCGGATGTGATTTTACCGTGTGAATTAAAAAGAATAGGTGCTTGTAAGGCAACAACTTGAGCTACTGTATTGAAAACATAAGCATACTGAGATAAACCAGATGTCGGAAGTCCGGAAGGCCCGGTTGGTCCTGTAGATCCGGCCGCTCCAGTTATTCCGGTTGGCCCAGTAAATCCTGTCGCTCCAGTTATTCCGGTTGGCCCAGTTGGTCCTGGAGGTCCACCTGAAGGTCCTGTTGCTCCAGTTATTCCGGTTGGCCCAGTCGGTCCTGGAGGTCCACCTGAAGGTCCTGTTGCTCCGGTTATTCCGGTTGGCCCAGTCGGTCCTGGAGGTCCACCTGAAGGTCCTGTTGCTCCGGTTATTCCGGTTGGCCCAGTCGGTCCTGGAGGTCCACCTGAAGGTCCTGTTGCTCCGGTTATTCCGGTTGGCCCAGTCGGTCCTGGAGGTCCACCTGAAGGTCCTGTTGCTCCGGTTATTCCGGTTGGCCCAGTCGGTCCTGGAGGTCCACCTGAAGGTCCTGTTGCTCCAGTTATTCCGGTTGGCCCAGTCGGTCCTGGAGGTCCACCTGAAGGTCCTGTTGCTCCAGTTATTCCGGTTGGCCCAGTTGGTCCTGGAGGTCCACCTGAAGGTCCTGTTGCTCCAGTTATTCCGGTTGGCCCAGTTGGTCCTGGAGGTCCACCTGAAGGTCCTGTTGCTCCAGTTATTCCGGTTGGCCCAGTTGGTCCTGGAGGTCCACCTGAAGGTCCTGTTGCTCCAGTTATTCCGGTTGGCCCAGTAAATCCTGTCGCTCCAGTTATTCCAGTAGGCCCTATTTGAGGCAAAGGGAGGGCACATGGAAAGGGTGTGTGACAATTCTTTTTAAATTTACTCATTTTTACACCTCCCTTATAAATTAACTACCAATTTATATTTATACTTTAACAACTTATGAGTAAACAGACACAGGGGTGTAAGGAAAAAACCTATAATAATTACATAAAAGGTTTTAAGAGCAAGCCTCTATTTCACATTCCATACCAAAAAGAGCACCATATATAAGTGCTCTTCGGACCAAAACTCTTAATGTAAAAGAGTACGTGATACCATATGTAATTTTTTCATGGGGCGTGAAGTATTTGAACGAAATCGCTATTTTAATTTCAAACAAAAGAGCAGCTAGCAAAAGCTAACTGCTTAGTCTTAAAGAAGATCTAAATGGTTACAGTACATTAAAGATGGGTTATCTATAGTATGGACGGGATATTGAGTTTTATTCAGGGGGGAGAAGGAAGTGAATAAATTCAAGCTGTCCCAACTTGATTTTGGTCTGCAACATCAGCATCAAATGTGTTTGTTGCGCTAACACCGCTAAAGGTATTGACAACAAAACCAACATTTGATGCCCCTGAACCATTATAAGATTTTGTATTCTCTTTTGGAGAAACGTTATAAAAATCGCCTAAGTTGAAAGAACCAGCACTATTTTGTACGACAAGGTTTGCTACAACTGAGGGCATAGTACGCACCTGCTTTCCTGGAAAGTATTTAAATTAGCATATGGCGTAATCGTCTAGAGGTTCATTTAGATCTAATAATTCGAAGTTATGGCTTGTGAAGATTTTAATAAAATAATCCTTTGAATAGAAAGCGAGGTTAAAAGAATGGAAGGAAACGTAAAGCTATTAGGTGCAGACGGAATGTATGGAATGGAGTTTATGGGGAATAAGGTTAATGTTTATAACGATGAAGGATATGTGATGGAGAGTATGACAACAAGGGAGCATGTTCAGGAAGCTATTGATTTTCTTGAAGAGTGCAAAGAACAAATGAAATAGAAAGTGAGGTTAACAGAAATGTCTAAATTAAAGAAAAAGAAAACCAGAAAAGCTATTGCTCGACGTGCGAAATCCTTTGAAAAATATAGAGTTAAAAGCGCTTGGAGAAACATTTTTGTACAAGCTGGTATTTTAAAGTGAAAAGAAACTGAATATAGTCCGGCTAGAAAACTAGAGGACACCAATTTTTAGAGCAGCAATAAAGCTGTTTTAAGAAATGGTGTCCTTTTTATTTTGAAAGGGGAGATGGGGAAATGAAGGTGTTAAGAGATCAATTACGTGAATGGAAAAAGCGATCTAATCAAGTGAAAAAGAAAAACAAGAAAAAGCGAAAAGAAAAATTAAGTACTCGTGATATTGAAGATTTAATGGGAATTCGTGGACCGCGCTATGAACGTAGACGTGGAGCATTAAGACAAAAATAATAAAAGTGGAGGAATTTAATATGAATAAACAATTATCATTTAAAATGCCAATTGTAGATGGGAAAAGAACAAAACAAGAGGTTGAAAAAGTATTCGAAGATTATCGTAGATATTTAGCAACAATGCAATGTGATATGCTGCCAAAAGTGACGCCATCATATTCAATTGTTCCTCCATCAGTTACAAATGAATTTAATAGTTCAACAGAGAATATTGCTATTGAAAGAATAGAGTATGAGCAAGAAAGAAATGAGTTCATGAATTGGCTTTATGATGCTGTGAATCATTTGAGAGATGATGAACGTGAAGTCATAGTGAAATTTTACATGGAAGATGAAGTTGGATATGATCCAGACATTTGGATGGATTTAAATATAGGTAAAACAAAGTATTACAAGTTAAAAGGACGAGCTATACTACGTCTAGCATTCAATCTAAAAAAAGAGGTTTATCAAAAAACGCGTAGACAAAAAGAGGTGCCAAGCGTATGAATCTCGTTCAACCAATAAGAGATAAAGAAATGATTCAGGAGCTCAAAGAATATTTTAAGGAACAGAATGAGCGCAATTATATTCTGTTCCTTCTTGGGATTAATACAGGATTACGTATTTCGGATATCTTACGTTTACGAGTACGTGATGTAGAAGGCTGGAGTATATTTATTCGTGAAAAGAAAACCAAAAAGGTTAAAGAGGTAAAGATGCCTTCTAATTTAAAGAAAGCATTGAGGGGATATGCGGAGGGGAAACCTAAGAACGAGTTTCTTATTAAAAGTAGAAACGGTAAGAATAAACCTATTACTAGATCGATGGCATATGTGATTTTGAATCAAGCAGCCCTGAAATTCGGACTAGAACGAATCGGTACCCATTCACTTAGGAAGACATATGGGTACCATCACTACAAACAATTTAAAGATGTAGTTGTTTTGCAAAGAATGTTAAATCATACAGACCAAAAAGAGACTTTAAGATATATAGGGATTGAACAAGATACATTAAATGATTATCAAAAGAAATTTAAAATCTAAACACTTCTTTTTTTAGCCATTTTTGAATTAGCTACAAAAGAAAAGTGTCAAATTCATTTTTAATAAGTATAGAAAAGCTTGATAGCTCTAAGGGAAAACGAGATGGTCTAATTCAACACAATCTAGGTTATAGCTAATTCAATTTTTAAGTTTATTAGGGGGAATAGTGAAAAAATGTTAAAAATAGAAGGTTTTTTGATATGATAAAAAATATGAATTATTTTATTAATTTATAAAGTTATTAACTTTTTAAGGGAAGAGGGAGAAGCATGTTTTATCATATTAGAGTGTACTTGAAGAGCCGAGTAAAAGAAGAAAGGTATAACATGTTAATAGACGAGTTAGAGACACGATACCTGTCTAAGTATAGAAATAAAAAAGACTTTATATTGAATGGAAGGTTAATAAGGATAGAGGATATTGAAAAAATCCAAATTAACGAATCAGTGGATGAATGGGAGCTAGATCGTATTGTACGTGATATAGAGTTGGAGGACAGCAGAAGTCATGTAGGGGTTATAGGGGGACCTTCAATAAAGTCAAGGGCAGCTGATTATCTTCCAGATGTAAGCGATAGGGTTCTATTAGGACCACCTGGTTACTTGTTAGAATCAACAGAAGAAGAGGGAAAAGGAGGGGGAAAAGAAATGGATAATAAGAAGGTTTTTATTGTTCATGGGCATGATAATAATTTAAAACAGCAATTAGAAATATTCTTGAGCGGAGTTGGGTTAAAGCCTATAGTTTTACATAGGGAAGCTAACCAAGGACGTACTATAATAGAAAAGTTTGAAGCGCATTCAGATGTTAAATATGCATTTGTTTTACTGACTCCGGATGATATTGGTTGTAGTGTCAATGATAAAGACCAGCCAGTTGAAAATTACAAGTTTAGAGCAAGGCAAAATGTAGTCTTTGAGTTAGGTTTCTTTATTGGGAAACTAGGAAGGGCAAATGTTTGTACCTTATATGTTGAAGGAGTAGAGCTTCCGAATGATATATCTGGTTTAGTTTATCAAAAAGTAAATAATAACATTGAAGATGTTGGATTCCATATTATAAAAGAATTGAAAGCTGCGGGATTAGAGGTTCAGATATAGTTTTAAACGCGAACTATTCGCGGACAATTTGCGAACTATTTACGGACACGTTTTGGTTTTTAACATGATATATTTGTATTGTGAGAAGTGGCGGAAAACACTTTTCACAATCCTTTATAACTCAAATGGATCGTTAGGCTATGGGTGATGGTTGAGGATTGAATGAGATGTTGTTTCTTGTTTTCAATTCCAAAGTCAAATCTGTTGTGTAAACGGAGAGGAGCTTTTGCTCTTCTTCCAGTTACTTAATAATGTTGGCACAGATGAATGTAACAACATTAGGTGATTGGAAGAAGAATAAAACTTCACGTACCACAATTGAAACATAAATGAATATTTGATAGGAAAGCATCCATTAGGATGCTTTTTATTTTGGAGGGGTGAGAGGGATGGTTCAAGATAATTACGATTTATTATGTTTAGATGGAATGCTAAAGGATTTAAAAGAAGATAAAAAACAAGAGCTATGGATTGTTGGTAACAATTTAAAGTACTCGGAAGAAACTTGGAAAAGAATAAAGAACCATTTTGGAACAATTCATGTAATACCTCGTTTCATATCTAATAGTTCATTCTCTCTTGATGGACTTAATCCAATGAATGCACGAATAGTCTTGTTAGATAGATGGTGGCAAAATAAAAATGCTGTGAATCTCTTAAAACACTTTATCCCTTTAGCGAGACAGTGTCGTCAAATTAGTAACATTTAAAGATTGAATCTATTAAGGAGTGTTGAATAATGAAAGAACAAAATACTGTTTCAGCCCAAGTTGATATTGATACGACAGAAGCAAAAGCGAATATTGAAGAACTTACATTAGCTATCAATGAATGTGTGAGTGCATTCGAGAAGTTAGAGAAGGTTTTGAACAAATATACAGGAGAAGCTGACACTGCTGAATTATATTTTGATGGTGAAGTCATAGCTCGAACGATAGTTCAAAGTAATGGCTGAAAACAAAATCAAACAACAACGAAAATTCTATGATAAATACAACCGGGATAAAGAAGCGAAGAAGTTTTATGACAGCACAGCTTGGCGAAGGTGTAGAGAGTTAGTATTGATACGAGACAAATACCGCTGCCAAGAGTGTATGAAGCATGATCCATTGATACCTGTACCTGCCGATATGGTTCATCATATCAAAGAAAGAAATGAATATCCTGAACTTGCATTAACATTAGATAACTTAATTAGTTTATGTAATGCATGTCACAACAAAGAACATCCTGAAAAGGGTGGAGGGAGAAAGAAAAACAAAAGAAAGGTTCAGTTCGTAAAAGTAAAAGCGAACAAAGAATTCATATAGCCCCCCTCCTTTCATTGTTCAGAACCGTTTCCGCCCAGACCGGTGCCCTCCTTCGTTGGTAGCGCAAGTGGTTTTTCTAAAGGGGGGTAAATCCTAAAAACAGGGGCTTTTTATTTTTGAGTCAATATTTTTTATCCATAAAATGTAAGTGAGGTGATATCGTGGATAAAGGATTGATTGAGAGGAAACCACCTACTCATTTAAAAAAGGTAGGAAAAGACACTTGGATTCGTATTTGGTCTGTTTTAGAAGGAGAAGGGAAGGCAGAAATTAATGACCCCATTGTAATTGAAGCGATCGCTTTCAGTTATCAAATGTTTAGGGAGATGGCATCCAATGTTAAAAAAGAAGGACTGACAATGGAGTATACAAATAAAGCTAATGCTACAAATCTGACTAAGCATCCTTTGATATCAGAGATACCTAAGTATTTACAACAGATTCGTCAATATTTAGGAGAGCTAGGGTTGACTGGGGCAAGCCGTAAAAAGCTTCAGGAGGAGTTAACTGGAGATTCTGATGATGATTTCGACGACTTCTAAACCATCTGAAATAACTAAGTGGTATAAAAATTGGCGGAATGAACAGATACAGCATTTTTATATTTTGGTAGATCCATCTCCTGAACTAAGAACAACTTGGTATGCAGAACAAATTGTGAAAGGAAACATAAAAGCTAGTAAGAAAAACATCTTGTCTTGTCGACGTCATCTAAATGATTTGAAGAGACAGGGTACTGAAGAGTTCCCCTGGATATTTGATGAAGAAAAAGCTCATCGACCTATACGATATATCGAAAAGTTTTGTCGTCCATCAAAAGGCGACTATAAGAGGTTAGTTCTTCAACCGTGGCAGCACTTTGTTATAGGTTCTTTATATGGATGGGTTCATAAAGATACAGGGTATAGGCGCTTTCGTGAGGGCCTTATTTTTATTGGTCGTAAAAATGGAAAAACGACAATGATATCCGGTCTATCCAATTACGCTGTTGCTAAAGATAATGAACCAGGTGCTCGTGTTTATGTTTTGGCAAATACAAAACAACAAGCTGGAGAATTATTTGATGAAAGTCGTGCAATGGTTCAAAAATCACCATTTCTTCGGAAACATTTACGTGAAAATCAGAAAGGGATTTTCCATGATAAAACTCATTCTAAAATTGAACCTCGTGCATCAGACAGTAAGAAATTAGACGGGTTAAATACACACCTTGGTATTTTTGATGAAATACATGAATTTAAAAACTTTAATTTAATTAATGTTATTAAAAAATCACGTGGTGCACGTAAACAGCCAATGATTGTTTACATTACTACGGCAGGATATCAGCTTGAAGGACCACTTGTTCAATACTATGAAATTGCAACTGATGTTTTGGAAGGGGTTATTGACCAAGATAGAAAGTTTTATTTTATGGCTGAAATGGATAGTGTGGCTGAAATCGATAATCCTGAACTATGGATTAAAGCAAATCCTAATATGGGTGTTTCACTAGATCTTCCATCGCTTATTGATGATTGGAATACAGACAAACACACAGAGGCTGAAAAGAACGACTGGATTACAAAACAATTTAACATCTTTGTTGATAATGATGAGATGTCCTTTGTTGGTATTGAGATATTAAAAAGAAATGAAGAAGTCATTGATATAAAGGGATTAGCTGGCAAAGAGTGTGTTGCAGGTTATGATTTATCCTCAACAGAAGATTTTACAAGCGCTTGTTTAGAGTTCCCTTTAGAAGATGGAAATGTTTTTATACTATCTCATAGTTGGGTTCCGCAAGCTAAAGTTGATTGTGATAATGAGAATATCGACTTTAAAGAGTTTAAAGATAAAGGTTGGTTAACTATTATTCCTGGTGAATATGTGAAATACGAGTATGTTTACGATTGGTTTGTTGAACAATCTGAACAGTATTTTATAAAGAAAATCACTTATGACCCCGCAAATGCGTATCGTTTAAATGAAGATTTGAAAGCATATGGATTTAAAACAGAATCAATTCGACAAGGGCATTTAACTTTAAGTCCAGCGTTAAAGGATGTAAAGGAATTGCTGTTGGATGGAAAAATAATCAGTAATAAAAACCGTCTTTTCCGTTGGTATATGAACAATGTAAAGCTTGTGGAAGATAGAAACGGTAACTTTTTACCATCTAAACAGAGTAAATATCGAAAGATTGATGGCTTTGCGGCATTTTTAAATGCTCATACAGAAGTAATTCCGATGTTAACTCAATTACAAGGTGATGGAAATATTGAGTTTATATCAGTGAACGATCTTTTTAAATAGAAAGGCGGTGAGAACTTGAAAATGTTAGAACGCATGAAGGGAGCAATAAAAGGCGCGGCCGCCGGATGGAAAGGTGCGGGATTTGACTTCTCTTCATGGTTTGGAAGGAAGTTTTGGGGTATTGATAATGCAAAGTTAGCTACAAACGAGACGATTTTCAGTGTAATTAGTAGATTATCTAATACGGTAGCATCATTACCATTAAAGCTTTATAAGGATTATGACACGGTTTTTAATCAAGTGTCTGATGTTGTAATGAATGAACCTAATCCAAATATGACTGGATTTGAATGGATAAATAAAATTGAAGTTTCAAGAAATGAAACTGGAAATGGATATGCAGCTATCGTTCGTGATATTCGATTTCAAGTGGAATCATTAATCCCTATTGAATCCGCTTATGTAACGCCTTTTTTAAACAAGGATGATAACAATTTATGGTATGAAGTGCGTGGGATTGAAGGTACGTATTACATCCACAATATGAATATGTTTCATGTCAAGCACATCACAGGTATTTCAAGATGGAAAGGTATTTGCCCAATTGATGTTTTACGAAATACTTTAGAATACGATAAGGCAGTACAAGAATTCAGTCTGTCAGAAATGCAGAAGAAAGATAGTTTTATTCTTGATTATGCGACGCAAGTAGATGCTGATAAGAGACAAAAAATCATTGATGATTTTAGACGATTTTATCAAGAGAATGGTGGAATTTTATTTAGAGAACCAGGTGTGAATATTGAAGAAATGGAGCGGAAATACTTCGCTTCAGACACGTTAGCATCAGAGCGGATTACACGTTCACGAGTTGCTAACGTTTTTAATGTTCCAGTTACATTTTTAAATGACACTGAAGGACAAAGTTATAGTAGTAATGAACAGTTGATGATTCAGTTTGTTCAAATGACTCTAACTCCTATTGTTCGTCAGTATGAGCAAGAAATGAACCGTAAGTTGCTAAATAAAAAAGAACGGCAAGAAGGTCATTACTTTAAATTCAACCTTGGAGGGCTGTTAAGAGGTGATACAGCCTCAAGAACAGCTTATTATCAAGCAGCAATTAGGAGCGGATGGTTATCACAAGATGATGTGCGCCAAAAAGAAGACGAGCCACCTGTTGGTGGTAATGCTTCGAAACTTTGGGTAAGCGGTGATCTATATCCAATTGACATGGAGCCAACTCAACGGAAGGGGGTGAAAAACAGTGGCAAAGAACAAACAGAATAAGTTTTTCCAAATGAAAGCATCCGCCAATGGTAAAACGGCTGATGTTTTTATTTATGGAGAAATTACAAAGTATGCATGGGAAGAGTATGGCGAGGTATCGTCTATTACTTTTAAAAATGAACTTGATGAATTAGGTGACGGTATTGAAACGATTAACTTGTACATCAATAGTCCAGGTGGATCTGTCTTTGAAACAATGGCTATTATCGCAATGTTACAACGACATCCAGCGAAGGTTATTTCCTATATTGATGGCATAGGTGCTTCTTGTGCATCAGTATTACCTATGATTTCAGACAAAATCATTATGTATGCTAATTCAATGTTGATGATTCACAATGCATGGACATACGCATCAGGAAATGCAGATCAGCTCCGTAAAGCAGCGGATGACATTGAACGTATTAACCAATCAATGGTGCAACATTATTTAACTCGTGCTGGTGATAAGTTAGATACAGATGTATTAAAACAATTATTAGATGCAGAAACTTGGTTATCGGCTGAAGAAGCAATGGGGCACGGACTTTGCGATGAAATTATCCCAGCAAATAATGCCGCAGCGTGTCTAGATGAAAAGTGGGTGAAGGAATACAAAAATGTTCCACAACAATTAGTAAATACACAAGCTAACATATCACCAAACGAAATGTTAGAACGACAAAAGATTGCCGAAGAAGCGAAAGCTAACGCGGACTATATAAACACAATTTTAGGGGGAATTCATTAATGAAAAATAAATTTCTATTATCTATTGGTAACTTTCAATACTTCTCAAAAAATACATTGTTTGAACTAAAACAAAATTTATCTACTATTGGTCAACAGCTACAAAAAGTAGAGGGTGAGCTTTCTCAGAAGGCGATTGATCCATCCGCAACCATGGAGAGTCTTCAAGTGTTACAACAATCCAAGAAAGACCTCCAAATGCGTTTCAATGTAATTAAAGAGCAACATGACACGATGGAAGCTGAACAAAAAGCACAATTTCAAACTCAAACTGGTTTGCAATCTATTGAAGATCCAAAACAAAAGGTAGTTGCAGCGAAAGCAGAGTTAGTTCGAGCTACGATTCGTGGAGGTACCTTATCACAAGAAGCACGAGCAGCTCTTGGGGATAAAAATTCAACAGGCGGAGAAAAGATTCTCCCAACCACAATGACGAATGAATTATTACATGAACCATTTGTTAAAAACCCATTAAGAGATGTATCTACATTTACAAGTGTAACGAATCTCGAAATTCCTAAAGTTACATTTACATTAGATGACGATGATTTTATTGCTGATACAGCAACAGCAAAGGAATTGAAAGCAGAAGGTGATGTGGTAACTTTCGGACGTAATAAATTTAAGGTGTTTGTGCCTATTTCAGAGACTGTTTTAGCAGCAACTGATACAAATTTAGTACAAACTGTAGATCAAGCGTTAGAAAGTGGTTTAGCAGCAAAAGAGAAGAAAGTAGCGTTTGCTACAACGCCTAAGTCTGGAGAAGAATCTATGTCATTCTATAAAGCTGGTATTAAGTCAGTTAAAGGCGCAACTTTATATAAAGCTATTAAGTCAGCGGTTGCAGATTTACATGAAGATTTTCGTGAAAATGCGACTATTGAGATGCGCTACACAGATTATCTAGAAATAATTGAAACACTTGCTAATGGTAGTGCTACCTTATATAATGCTCAACCAGAACAAGTTTTAGGGAAGCCAGTTAAGTTCTGTGATTCAGCAGTGAATCCAGTTGTTGGTGATTTCCGATATTCTCACTTCAACTACGATCCAAATATGATTTATGATCGTGACAAAGATGTAAAAACAGGTATTGAACTATTTGTTTTAACAGCTTGGTTTGACCATAAAATTAAGCTGAAATCAGCATTTCGTATCGCAGAAGTACAAACTACACCCTAATCCACCCCAAGCACCAGCAGGACTAAAAGTTGATTCTACTACAGTAACAACGGCCAACATTAGTTGGTCTCCTGTTGTGTATAATGGGGGATTAATGAGTATCAAGTATTACGAAATGGAAAACAAGTTGGAACTTCTGTAACAGCGACATATAAAGAAACAGGTTTGACAGGTGATACAACGTATTCTTATCAAGTAAAAGCTGTAGGTAATAATGGGCTAGTCTCTTCTTTAAGTACTGAATTATCAGCGAAAACCAACGCTTCAGGATTATAGGTGATTGTATGTTAGAGCTATTAAAAAGAAAATTAAAAATTGATGGTGTTGAAGAGGATACAGATATTCAGCTTCTAATCGATGGAGCAAAAGAATCCTTATTGCAATCTGGTGTTCCTGAAAGTGAAAAGGCACTATATAAAATAGCGGTAATAACGCATGTTTTATTAAACTATGAAAATCAGGATAAATCATTAAATGTCCCTGCATTAAAACAGTCATTAGAAACTACTATATTGCAATTAAGGGAATATAATAACGGTGATAATCATGAATCCAAGTAAATTAAATAAACGAATAACAATTCAACAAGAAATCACAAATAAAAAAGATGAAGAAGGGAATCCAGTTCCGTCAGAATGGAAAGATGTTGTCACTGCTTGGGCAAGAGCAAAAACACCATTCGGAAAGGGATTCAATTATGAAATATTCGCTGGAAATACCGAAAATGCGGTACGTACAGTGAATTTTTTTATGCGATTCCGTAGGGGAATTGATTCGAAAATGCGAGTGCTGTATGATGGGCGACTCTTTGAAATAAAGGCTGTTGTGGATGTTGATGAACAACATAAAGAGACATGCTTAGTGTGTGAGGAGCGATCCCTATGGCAGAAGTAACGACCTTTGGCATCCAAGAAGCTATTCAACGATTCGAAGCGTTAGGAAGAAATGTAAAAACTATTGAAAATTCAGCACTAAAGAAGGGTGCTGGGGTAGCAAAAGATGCATTAGAAGAAAGTCCATCGAGTGCACATCCCAAACCACCTTCTCCAAAAGAATCATGGCGAACAGGTAAACATGCAAAGGATGAGGTGCTTGTTGGAAAAGTAAAAACTCGGAATGGCGTTAAATCAATTAGTGTCGGGTGGGAAAAAGATGATAACTCCCCACACTTTTATATGAAATTTCAAAACTGGGGAACTAGTAAAATGCCGCATCCACCACATAAAGGTTTTATAGAAAAGATAGTAACTCGTACAGAAGTTAAGGCAGTTCATGAAATGCGAAATGTCTTTGCAGCGGCATTGCATATCGTATGAGATTTTTAGAAAAAGATGTGTTACGTACTCTTACGAATCCTTTTATTGTAGAAAAAATTGGTGGAGCATATATCTACAATATGGTGCGTGGAGACGATAACGGAAAAACATGGATTACTTATTCTGAGTTAGATAATGGTGCTGGGAGATACGCAGAGGGTGCGGAATCCACCAGCATTATTTTATTTCAAGTAGATATCTGGTCGTTTAGCCCTGTTAAGGGGGATCTAAAAGAAGCAGTAAATACTGCTATGAAAAATATAGGGTTACAGCGTATTACAACAGCAAATTTATATGAACCGGATACGAAAATCTATCATTATGGCATGAGATTCCGTACAGAGTTAAAAAGTTAAGGAGGAAGATATATGATTATTGATTTTAGAGATTTAAATTATTCGATTTTAACAGAGAAAGAAGATGAAACTTTTACTTATGGTGCAATTAAAAGAATTGGTAAAACGGTAAGCGGTAAAGCAGATACTAAATCTGAATCAGCGACTTTCTTTGCAGAAGGCGGGCCAAGTGCAACGGCGTCTGCATTTGGTGGTACAGAAATTGAATTAGAAGTAGATAAACTACCTTTAGCGGTTTACGCAGAATTATTAGGTAAAAAAGTTGTTAAAGGACAAGTTGTCGATAATGTTAACGATATTGCTCCATATGTAGCGTTATTATACCGTCTACCGTATCTTAGTGGGAAAAATTTATATGTATGTTATTACAAAATGAAATTTGAAATTCCAAGTGATGAACACAAAACGGCGGAGGATAAACCAAATTTCCAATCAGCTAAAATAAAAGGAAAAGCGATTCAACGTTCTGATGGGAATTGGAGAAATCGTTTGGATGAAGAAGACCCAGAACATGATAAAACAGTTGCAGCAAATTGGTTTAAAACAGTTCCAGCACCACCAATAGAAACAACGCCACCAGCTGGTAAATAAAAAGATAGAGAAGGTACAGCTTAATGCTGTGCCTTTTATTTATGAAAGGGGATCTAATTATGCAGGAAAATCAAAAAACAGAGTCATTTAAATTGGTTTTAAATCTACCCTCTGGCAAAAAAACGTTCTATTTACCAACATACATTTCATCTGCTGATGGTTTCGAAGCAGCTGAATGGACAGAGAAATTAAATACTGAAAACGTTCGTTTCGATGTATTAAAAGAAGCTACTCATTTTGTTGTAAAAGTTTTTGGGAATCGCTTTACAGTAGAAGAATTTCTTGAAGGTGTACACATTTGGTTTTTAACGTCAACAATCTATGCAATTTGTTTAGCAATTGTAGGTCGTATTGCAGAGGCTGTCGCAGTTATTAATGCGATAGATTCTAAGACAAATTCAGCAAAAAAAAGAGAACGAGGAACAAAAGGAACCGTTCAAACCCACAGAAATGATGCTGGGTATATATAGCATGTTACAAGATTCTGGTATATCTCAAGCGGATATTAATCAGATGGATTTAGTGCTTTTCTTTAAAACTTTAGCTTATAAGAAAAAACAAGAAGATAGAAAAGTAGTCCGAACAGCAGATCAAGCACCAGCTTGGTTATAAAGGTAGGTGAGATACATGGCTGGAGATATGGAGATTGGCGCACGGGTTACGCTTGATACCCAACGCTTTGAAAATGGAGTGGCAGGAATCAATCGTGGTTTACGTTTGTTAGATTCAGAGTTCAATTTAACGAGTGAAAGAGCTAGATTACTTGGTAATTCTGTTGAACAGTTACAAAATAAATTAACTCATTTGAATGAAAAATTCACATTACAAGGACAAAAGGTGGAACATTACCGCCAAAAGATTGAACAAGCAAGACAAAGACAAGAACAATTACAAGCTTCAAATTTAACGTTGGCAGCATCAATGGAACGTCTTGAAACACAGTATAATCAGGCTGTCCAGAATTTCGGACGTAATTCGCAAGAAGCAAAGCAATTAAAGCAAGAATTAAAACAACTTCAAGCTGAATATACATCAAACGGTCAAGCGCTCCAACGATTAAATACGCAAATCGATAACAATACGATTGCTATGAATCGTGCTGAAACAGCTCAAGAGCGGATTCAAAATGAAATAAGAGAAACGAACCGTGAATTAGCCGAGCAACAAAATCGTCTTCATCGTACCGGAGAACGGATGCGCGATACAGGAAATAAAATGCAAGATGTAGGTGGACAGGTCGGTACTACCTTTGCAGCCATGACTGGGGTTATTGGTGCTGGACTTGCGATGGCTGTAAAGGAATCTATGAATTTCGAGCAGAAGATGGCTGATATTCAAGCAGTTTCTGGTGCAACTGGCGATGAAATGAAGAAAATTAGCGAACTTGCAGTACAGATGGGAGAAAAAACAAAATATTCATCTGTGGAAGCAGGGCAAGGTATTGAAGAGCTAATTAAAGCAGGGGTAAGCCTAACTGACATTATTAACGGCGGTTTAGAGGGTGCCTTGAACTTAGCGACAGCTGGGGAATTAGAATTGGGAGATGCAGCAGAAATTGCTTCGACAGCTCTAAATGCATTTAAGGATGATAATTTATCAGTAGCTCAAGCGGCCGATCTATTAGCGGGTGCAGCGAATGCTTCAGCAACTAGTGTTGGAGAAATGAAGTTTGGTTTATCAATGGTTTCAGCAGTTGCAGCTGGTGTAGGTCTTAGTTTTAAAGATACTACAACGGCATTAGCTTTATTTGCACAGAACGGGTTAAAAGGTTCTGATGCAGGTACTTCACTGAAAACAATGCTAGCAAACCTAATCCCAAAATCAAATGAAGCATACGATATGTTTAGTGAACTTGGATTGATTTCAATTGATACTGGAAAGGCAATGCAGTTCCTTGGAGAAAAAGGTATTAAACCAACTTCGACTTCATTTAAAGATGTAACTGGATCATTATCCGAATACGCAGCTAAACAAGCTGGTGTAAAAGTCGGTTCGGAAAAAGCGGAAAAAGCATTTCAAAAATTGACATTCTCAACAGGTATAATGACAAATGCCTTTTTTGATTCGAATGGAAATTTGAAAAACATGTCTGATATAGCTGAAATTCTTCAAATGGCGATGCAAGGATTAACGGCTGAACAAAGACAATCCTATATGTATACATTGTTTGGTTCAGATGCTATTCGTGCGGCGAACATCCTTTATAAAGAAGGCGCAAACGGAGTAAAGAATATGTATACCGAAATGTCTAAGGTAACGGCATTAGAAGTTGCTGAGACGAAAATGAACACCACAAAAGGGAAAATTGAGCAATTAAGTGGTGCAGTGGACACTCTTAAAAAATCGTTTGGTGATGCATTATTACCCATCTTATTAGATGTAGTAGAAGGTGTACAAGGTGTTGTAGATTGGTTTAATAATTTAGATGAATCTACACAGCATATGATTGCAAAAAGTTCTTTATTAGCTTTTGGAATAGCAGGAGTAACGACAGCTTTAGGGTTTCTAGCTATGGGGATAGGGGCATTGTTAGCGAATCCAATTGCTTTAGCTATAACGGGGGCTGTCCTCGCAGTCGGCGCGCTAGGTATAGCGATATTCGATCTAAATGAGAAATCAAAACAGGCCGAATCCCAAGTAGGGAAATTTGGTCAAAAAGTGAGCGATGCAACAAGTAAAGCAGCTGGCGCTTATGTGGATTTAAAAGATAAAGCAATTAATAATATGATTGATTTGAAACTGAAAACAGGTGAAGAGGCAAATAAAGCAGCTGATGAAACAATTAAAGCTTTTCAACGAATGACAAATGAAGTCGTTAAAGAACTAGAAGGTAAGAAAAGCGAGTTTAACAAAATGTTTAGTCAGCTGATGGGAACTGTTCCAGAAGGTGCAAAGGAATCTTTGGAGAAGGTCAAAAATAATATTATTGAATCGATTAATAAAGAAATTGAAGTTGCTACACAAGCTGAAAAGATTTTAGAAGAAGGCATTAAAAGGTATCAAGGGGATACTATGAAAATGCCAAAAGATTTTGCTCAAAAGTTTGATCAAGCCTTACAAGTAGCTGATAAGAATGTTCAACAATTCTATACAAAGGCGAAAGAAATCACGTCTATTTCAAAAGAAATAGAAGCTGGTGGAATGTTATCTGTAGATGCTGGTAGGAAGCGGTTTGAAAGTATCATTAAAGTATATGATGATGGTGTGAAATCTTTAGAAAAGCAAACAAAAGGCTGGCGTGAAAATGTAGAGAAAGCTTTTAAACTAGGTGAAATTAAGCCAGAGGAAAGAAAAGCTACGTTGGATGCTATTGCGCTTTATGAATCCAAGCATGTATCTGATCTGCAAACCATACGTGGTGATGCATTTAAAAAGTTAGAAGAACATCTAAAAGCCGAAGATGCTTCTATTGTTTTTGCGAACGCTAATAAGATAGAGGCGGAAAAGAAAGGGTGGGCAGAGAAAACAAAAGCCTATCTTTTTGGAAAAGAGACGTATGAGGAAGTTTCTAATCGCTTTAATGGTGAGCAAGAACGAGCTGAAAAAGAACATAAAGATAAGTTATTGGCGTTCGAATTACAATATGGTAAATCAAAGATTGAAAGTATAGGAATGTATGTTTCTGAACTTCAAAAAGGGACAGAATCATCTAGATTATTAGCGGAATCAATGGCGAAAGAAATAGATGGGCAAATGAAAATTGATTTAGGTCCAGCAGGACAGTTCACGATAGACACATTTATACAAAAACTTCAAAAAGGTGAATTAGATTCATCAGCTGTAGCAACCGCCAACGCGAATAAATTGAAGGACGTTTATAAAGTAGACCTTTCACAAAGTGGTATTGAATCCATGCAAAAGTGGATTGATGGTATTAAAATAAAGGATACTGGTGAAGTAAGGGAATTCCTAAGTAAAAATATGCAGGGCAATACCACAATTGATTTAGGGATCTACGGAAAAATGACAATGGATTCGTGGATAACAGGACTTCAAACAGGAACCTTATCTTTTGATACTGTATTCCAATTCTTTCAACAAAACGTCAAAAACGGAATGAATGTTGATGCTACTCAAGAAGGGCAGAATAACATTCAAACATTAATTAATGGAATGCAAATTGGAGCACTAACATTACCGCAAGTCGCACAGACTATGGGGCTAGATATTAAAAGTAATGTTCAAGTTGATCTTGGAGAAGCGGGACAATTTAATGTACAGACACTCGTTCAAGGTATGCAAAACGGCTCTATTAGTGCTGAGTTAGCAGCAAAGACCATCGCATTATTAGTTGAAAATGGAGCAAAGCTTGATTTAACTCAAGTAGGATTTGAAACTAGTCAAACACAAGCTAATGGGATTGCTAATAATACAGCTCCTGAAAATGCAGCAACAGGAAAAAAGCAAGCTGTGGAAGGTATTATGGGGAGTACTACTGATGGCGGAGGTGGTAATAAAAGCGGTAGCGAATTAGGGCAAGGGATAGTTAACCAAGATGGTTATATCAAGGGAAGTGCTTTGCAAGTAGTAGCTAGCGCTCATGGTGCTTTTAAAACTATTAATGGAAATCCAGCTGGTAATCAAGGTGGGCAAGGCGTTGCGAGTGGTATCGTAAATCAGCATGGTTATATAAGAGGAAGTGCTTTAGAAGCTGTAGCATCAGCTCATGCTGGATTCAATACAATTAATGGTACTCCACAAGGTCAAAAAGGTGGAAGTCAGTTTTCTCAAGGTATGGAAAACACAAAAGGGCAAGCAAGATCGAGTGGTTCTAATGTAGCGGAAAGTGGAAATTCTGGTTTGAAAAGTGTTAGTTCAGTTAGCCCTGGTGAAGCATTTTCTAGTGGATTTGCAAGTGGTATTTCTAATGGTAAATGGAATGTGCAAAGTGTAGCGTCTAGTTTAGCGCGTGGTGCATTTGAGGCATTAAAGGCAACATTAAATGTAAACTCTCCTTCGAGGCTAACAAGGGATCAAGGTGGTAAACCTTTTAGTGAAGGTTTTGCTCTAGGTATTCAAAAGGGTTCTTATATGGCTGAACGTGAGAGTCGTACGCTTGGTTCAAAGGCAAATAATGCTTTAGTAAATGAATTAGCGTTAGGGAGTAGTTCGAATAAAATGCTATTTACAGGCGTTCAAATGGCAAACGGAATTGCAGAAGGGATTAAAACGCAATATTCTGTCGTACGAGATGCATTACAAGATACAGTATCAGGAGCTATTGATAGTATTCGTTCTATAAAACCAGAAGAAATATTTAGTTTCCAAGGTGATGACCCACTAACAAAGTATTTTAATGCAATCTTTGTAGATGGAGATTGGCAAAACGATTGGATCACACATATCCCTGAAAGCATGCGTGATATGGTAAGAGAAATCGGGCGTCAAATGGAACGCTTCGAAGGGCTTTCAATCCACGATGTGGGAAACCTTTCTAGATGGAGAGAGGTTCTATCCGATAATCCGAATGTTATTCAATATAGACCTGACAATGATAATCCAGATAAGCAACCATATACAAAACCAGAACCTACTTATATTGAAATTCCCGTCATACTAGAAGGAAGGGAAATAGCGCGTGTGAGTCATCCATATGTAACTGAATATCAAAATAGGGCACAAGCAAGGAACTCAGTCTTTTAGATTTGGGTTTCTTTTCTTTTGTATAAAAGGAGGTAAACAATGAGTTCTTTTTCATTTAATGGGGAACGAAAAAGTTACATTCACATCGAAAGAGGATGGAAAAGACCTGTATGGGCACCGTTGAGAAGAAATTTTTTGAGTGTTTCAGATTATCCAGGTGCAAGACTATTAAATACACAGACTGAGATGCGTGTGTTTTTCGTTCCTGTTGGCATTATTGTTCCATCTGGAGCAAAACTAGAAATACTTAAAGAAGATATAGCAGATTGGTTAATCTCAGATCAACCAAAAGAGCTTATTTTCGATGTGGAGCCTAACAGAACATACTTAGCAGTTATAAATGAAGAATTCGATATTGATGAATTTATGGATATTGGACAAGGTACATTAAAGTTTATTTGTCCAATGCCATATAAACTAGGTCAGATGCAAACAGTTGATTTTCTGAACGATGGCCGAGGTCTAATAGCAAATGTACAAAATAAAGGTAGTGTAGAGTCGGAACCTATTATTGAAGTTGAAGTAGATAATCCATCCACATTCTTTGATGTTTGGAATGGCAATGAATACTTTAGGATTGGTTACCCTCTACAAGCTGCTCAATTACCGGTAGAACGAAAACAAAGAGTTATGTGGGATGAAATGGCTACAATAATAGGTTGGACAAATGTATCAGAATTTGAAGACACCAAAGGTGGTGGTGTACTCAAAACAAATGGACATCAAGTGTATGTCACTGATTATGGAGATAACAGTTATAAAGGGCATCATGGAGCAATTATGAAAAAAGTATTCCTGGTGGTCCATTGCAAGATTTCATTATGTCTGCATATGTGAGATTCATTAGTTCCAGTTACGTTCAAATGGGACGAGTTGAAATAGCCTTATTGGATGAAAGTAGTAAACCTGTCGCTCGCTTATCGATGAATGATGTGTTTTGGGAAGCGGAAGAAACACATGGAGTCGCTAAACTTGCTTATCCTGGTCATCCAGCAGAACAAACCATGATTAATACGCGTGGTAAGTATTCGAACACTTGGAATAACTTCTACGGTAGATTGCAAGTATATCGAATCGGGAATGAATGGGAATTTTTCATTACAAAATTCGCTGAAGGCACTGAGATAGATGATGCCGGAGCGAAAGCGCGTTGGGTAGATACAGATGGGATTTTAATGAATAAAGTCGCGCAAATACAACTTTCTATCACGCAATGGTGGAATAACGATCCGGCACAAACGATAACAGTTGATGATATCAAGGTTTGGAAAATAAACCAAAATACAAGTGATAACCCTCCTTACATTATCGAACAAGGGGATAAAGTTCGAATTGATACGGAAAAAAGCCTTGTGAGTATCAATGGCGCAAGCACTATTAATCTGAAGGACTTGTTTAGTGATTACCCTAAGATTAATAAGGGCCAGAACAAACTAGAAATTATGCCAGTAAACATTGGAAAAGCAAAGGTGATATATAGGGAGAGATATAGATGAAAACACCTAGCGGTATACTTCATGTTGTGGATTTCAAAACAGAACAAATTGTTGCAAACATCCAGACAAAAGATTATTGGGATGATAAAAGGCATTGGGAAATCAAAAATAATATCGATACTTTAGAATTTAGAGTGTTTGATAATACGGACCATGCAGCAACTCTTATACAGCAAAATTTAGTGTTAAAAGAAGTGCGTGATGGTCGAATTGTTCCATATGTAATTACTGAAGCGGAAAAAGACTCTAATGATAGATCAGTAATCGCATATGCATCTGGTGAATGGATTCAACTTGCTAAAGCTGGAATTATTCCTCCACAAAAACTAGAGGGTAAGACAGTAATAGAAATGGTGAATATAGCTCTTGCAGGCACAAAGTGGAAGACAGGAAATATAGAGTATGCTAGTTTCCGTTCTATGACTATTGATGAATTTATTGATCCATTATCTTTCCTTAAAAAGATAGCTTCCTTGTTTGAATTAGAAATACAATACCGAGCTGAAGTAGTCGGTTCTCAAATCATTGGCCGTTATGTTGATATGGTAAAAAAGCGAGGACAAGAAACAGGGAAAGAAGTAACTCTTGGGAAAGATTTAATTGGTATTAAACGTGTTGAGAACTCACAAAACATTTGTACATCCTTAGTTGGTTTCGTGAAAAAAGAAGGTGACACTATCATCACAGTTGAGAGTATCAATAATGGTCTACCTTATATTGTGGACAATGATGCATTTCAAAGATGGAATGAGCGCGGTCAACATAAATTTGGCTTCTACACGCCAGAAACAGAAGAAGATATAACACCGCAGCGTCTTATGACTCTTATGAAAACAGAGTTAGCAAAGCGTGTTAATACTTCTGTTGTTTATGAGGTCCAAGCGCAAAGCGTTGGGCGTGTATTTGGGCTAGCTCATGAGTTAATTAATGAGGGCGATACAATTCGAATTAAGGATACAGATTTTACACCTAAACTGTATCTAGAAGCAAGAGCAATCGCTGGTGACGAATCATTTACTGATCCTACACAAGATAAATATGTGTTTGGTGACTATCGTGAGATTGTTGATCCAAATGAGGAATTAAGAAAGATTTACAATCGAATACTTAGCTCGCTTGGGAACAAACAAGAAATGATAGATCAGTTAGATAAATTGGTAAAAGAAGCTAATGAAACAGCTAGTGATGCTAAGAAGGAATCGGAAGCAGCGAAGACACTTGCTGAAAAGGTTCAAGAAAACATAAAAAATAATACCGTTGAAATTATAGAAGCAAAAAATCCACCGACAACGGGGCTTAAACCAAATAAAACACTTTGGCGTGATATTAGCAATGGAAAGCCAGGTATTTTGAAGATATGGACAGGTACAGCTTGGGAGTCAGTTGTTCCAGACGTGGAATCGGTAAAGAAAGAAACACTTGAGCAGGTGAATAAAGATATTGAGTCTGCCAAAACGGATTTAAATCAAAAGGTTCAAAGTGTGGAAGGTAAAGCGCAAGAGATAGCTGGACAAATAGTTGCTGTTCAAAAGCAAGTTAATGGAAAAGTGGATCAAACCTGGATTGATACTCAACTGAAAGATAAAGCTGATAAATCCGGTGTTTATACGAAAGATGAAATTAAAGATGGTTTCATAGGTAAACAAATTTATGAAACTGATAAACAAGGGAACGTACAAAATTTCAAGGATATTAATACATCTATTGGCCAAACGAATGAAACTCTTACACAGAAAGCAGAGAAGTCAGAGTTAAAGAAAACGAATGAAGGTTTATCACAACTTGAAAAGAAAACGAATGAAGTTATACAAACCGCTGATGGTACGAAACAAACTCTTACACAACTTAAAGCTCAAGTGGATAACACTAAGGTTGGCGGGAAAAATTTACTTGTAAAAGGAAATTTAGAAAAAACTAATTCAAGAGAGTTTGTTAAATATGCAGATGTAGCACCAATCATAGATTTACACGGGCTGATTGAGTACACGATAAGTTTTGATATTAAGGTTGCAGTAGCTGGAGAAGTACAAGTTTATATGCAAAATGGAAATGGAGCTAAATATAAATTCTCCAAAAATGTAAATGCTACCACTCAATATGAGAGAAGATATATTACTGTTACACCTACAATAGATAATAAAACTTTTACTGAATCATGGTTGTCGTTTTATGGTACCTATGAATCGGGAAGGTTCATAACTGTCAAAAATGTAAAAGTAGAGAAGGGAAATGTTCCCACAGATTACTCTCCAGCTCCAGAAGAACAAACTTCTGTTGAAGAATTTACTAAAAAAACAGTAGAAATCGAAACCACCATTAAAGGTATAAATACTTCTGTTTCCAATATACAAAATGAACAAGGAAAGCTAACAGAACGTGTAACGAAATCAGAGCAAACAGCAGATGGAATTAAAACTTCTATTGAATCGTTAACTAAAAAAGATAATGATATCAGCAATAAATTAAATACAGTTGAGCAAACTGTGGAAGGTACGAAAAAGATAATTTCTGATATACAATCAGATACAAATTCGCTCAAACAAACAACAACTGAAATTAAGGAACAGGCAGGTAAAGTTACCGAAAAATTAAGTAGTGTGGAGAAAAAGTTTGATGATATGAAGATTGGTGGACGTAACATGCTGTTAAATACAGCTGGTACGCTTAAATCTGACACGGGTGCAGCAGTATCTAATTCAGTAAATAAGACATTCCAAATTGCGCCAGATGGTTTATCAATGCTACAGGGGCAGCAGTTCACTATTAGCTTTAAAGCTAGAACTAGTGGATACGAAAAAGGAACGCCAAACCCGTGGGCTGGTGTAGAAATTTGGGTTAAGTATAAAGATGGTGAACAAGTATGGCCTGGTGTTCGTTGCGAAAGTACTGTGTCTACAAACCAAGAATGGAAAATATATTCCGTTACTCATACCCTTAAAGATAAAAATATAGAAGTCTTTCAACCACAAACGTTATTACGTAATGTTAAAGGTATGATTGAGTTGAAAGAATGGCAGATTGAGATTGGTAACAAAGCTACTGACTACACTCCAGCGGCAGAAGACCAAGTAACAACCGATGAATTCACCAAGAAAACAACAGAGATTGAAAAAAGTGTGGATGGCGTAAAAACCACTGTAACCAATGTTCAAAATAGCCAATCGGGATTCGAAAAGCGTATGACTACAGTAGAGCAAACAGCAAGTGGACTATCCACTACAGTTAGTAATTTGAACAATGTAGTATCCGATCAAGGGGAAAAAATTACCGACGCTAATTCTAAAATTCAACAACAGGCAACAGCAATCGAAGCAAAAGTCGGAATTAAACAAGTAGAAGATTATGTCGGCGGTTTTCAAATACCTGAGTTAAAGAACACTGTTATAAAAAATAAGCAAGATTTAATAGATGAACTATCTAAAAAAGTAGCCACTGAAGGTTACAATACAAAGGTAACAGAGCTAGAACGTCTTATTTCCGCAAATGCAAAGGGTATTAGTCTCGCTGCAGTTAAAACAGAAGTATATACCAAAGTACAGGCTGACGGAAAATATGCAGATAAAGCTTATGTAGAAAAACAAGCAGCTCGTATTGATCTTACTGAAAAGAATATTCTTAGTACCGTTCAAAAAGGCGACATCATATCTGCTATAAACCAGACAGCTGAAAAAATAACCATCGATGTAGCTAAATTAAATATCAACGCTGATACCGTTGTGAAATGGTTAACTACAAAAGGTATAGACGCTGATGTTATTAAGATCAGTGGTGATAAGGTTACAATTGATAAAAACGGAGTCACTGTTAAAATGGCTAATTTTCTGTATGAAGATGAATTTGGGAAAAAATATTCTGTTATACCTAAGAAGAACCTTATTGCGGATCACATGTTTTCTAGTATTTCATGTTATCTTCAACAAAATAACATGCGGAAAGTAAAATATAGTCCCGAATGGAGAATCACGGGCGAACCATATATTGAAAATAACTATTATGACTTTGGATATGAACAAATGATTAACGCCATGCGCATTAATATACAGCATTGGATTAGATATCCGTTGTTTAGTGGTGTGAAAAAAGGGAAGAAATATACGCTATCTGCTCATTTTCGTGCAGCGACTCTGAATGGTAATATCACATCGGATTATCCGCGTTTACGGGTTATAACAGGACACTATGCACCAGATGGACGGCCGATAGAGGATTTAAGATTCGAAAAAGCATTTGATGCGCCAGGAAGAAACATAGTTCGTTATTCTAACACTTTTACAATTCCTGATAACTTTCCTGATAACGGTTTTTGTTATTTTGATATTTATGGAGCCGGGGATTACGCAAGTAATATGGCTGTTTGTGTATCAGGTGTACAACTTGTGGAAGGAGAATTACCATCTGTCTATAGTTGGGAAACTACGATGGATAATTTAGCATCTGGTTATACACCCGTACAGTCACTAGCTATAGGTGACAATAATACATTTTTAGGTTATGGGGTTAATACTCCTGAGTTTCGAATTAACACGAATGCAGATGTTCATTTCAACAGAAAAGTATCAACTTACGGAATAAATATAGGGGGACAAGCATTTGGAGCTTACGGTTCTATCTTTTATGTGAATGGTGCATCTGGTTGGTCATTCTATACGATGGGGATTGATGGTAACTGGAAAACTTGGAATGGTATATAAAAGGAGAGGTATGAATGGAAAACAACAATATACAAGGAATGCCTTTACAAGCAGGTGAAGGAAGTCCGTTTATGGGTAGATTAGTAGATGCGGAGCGTATCCAAAAAGGCGTTCTGGTACAAATACCTTTTGATATGTTAGATTATGCCGGCATTCAAGAAAAAGAAAAAGTTGAAGTTTGGGGCATGTCTGACGGCACACTGAGTATTCGTATGGCAACCAAATGTGAAATGTGTAATAGAGGAGCTAGACTCTTCGAATTACAAATAGGGAGTAATTCGAAGAAAGTTTGTGCAGAAGATTATTATAAGCTTACAGGTGAACAACCAAAAATAACATTAACTGAAAACAAACCGGAGCAACCATAGGTTGGTCTTTTTATTTTGTACAAAATACGGCTTTTATAACAAAAGAGGGACAAATAGATGTCTCTCTTTTTATTTTGAAATGAGGTGGTCAAAGTGGAAGGGTTACAAGAAGTAAGGAGCGATGTTCAAGAAATCAAGCAAGACATAAAGGACATTCGCTTAGAGATTAAGAGTTTAGAAATGCGAACGACAGGTAATGAAAAAGACATCATCAATATCAATAAGCAGCTAGATAAGATCAGCGCAAATACTACTTGGATTTTACGACTTATTGTTGGTGGGATTGTAGGAGCTGTTCTCACTCTCTTATTGAAAGGAGGTGGTATGTAATGGCTAGTTTAGCCGTAATGATTGGAATTGTTGTTGGTCTTTCACAGATCGCTAAAACAATTGGATTACAAACAAAATACGTTCCGTTATTAAATTTAACGCTTGGCATTGTGCTAGGCGTTTTATTTTTGGGCGGAGATATCAAAACAAATGTATTTCAAGGAATCATCATTGGACTGTCAGCAAGTGGATTATTTGACCACACAAAAATTATAAAAAAGGATGTTGATGCTAAATGAAAAAGACAATGAAACATATTATCTCGTTTCTTATGATTCTAGTGATTGCTAGTTCTTTTGCTACAAGTGCTTTCGCTGATAGAACACTTATTATTCCTGATTTACCGAAACAACCATATCGTAATGGTTTCGGTGCTTATGAGGGCGTTGTGGCGCATAGTACAGCAACTCCAGAAGCGCCAGCTATTAACATTCAAAAATATGAGTCTCGTACATGGAGAAATGCATTCGTTCATTATGCAGTAGATTGGAATGAAACAATCCAAATTGCTGATACAAAGTACATTGCTTATGGTGGTGGACCAGGAGCAAATAAACGCTTTGTACATGTTGAACTTTGCGAAACAGCAGATTACGATAAATTCAAACGTAGCTATGATAAATACGTGAAGTTACTTGCTAAAATCCTTCGTGACCGTGGTTTATTTGTAGAAAAAGGATTGTGGACTCACTACGATGTAACGAAGTACCTTGGTGGAACAGATCATGAAGATCCACTTGACTACTTAAAGTCTCATGGCGTTTCAGAAGCTCAATTTAGAGCGGATGTACAACGAGCATACAATAATTCTAGCTTGGATGTTTCTGTTCCTGATAAAACATCTAAAACAGCAGAAGTACTGACAGCGGTAACAGATGGAATTGCTTATATTGAAGGCTACAACGTTAATTTACGTAAAGTACCAGATACAAGCTATTCTAAGATTCGTCAGTTAAATAAACCAGAATCTTATGTTGTATGGGCTGAAAAGGATGGGTGGTTAAATCTTGGTGGAGATCAGTGGATTAAGAACGATCGATCTTATGTGAAATTCGAAAAGAAAAGCAAAGTGGATTCTTCTATCATAGGGAAGCGTGTTGTTTCCAAAGTTAACAATCTACGTTTCTATGATGCTCCATCTTGGCAAGATAAAGATGTTGCTGGTTCTGTAGATACAGGATTAGGATTTACTATTGATGCGAAAATAACTGTTAATGGTTCAACGCAATATAAAGTTCACAATAGCAAAGGTAAAACATACTATGTAACAGCAAATGAAGCCTATGTGTATGTGAAATGAAAACAAGAGCCGTCCTTAATAAGAAAGCTTTTTAGCTAATAAACCTATTTTTTCGAAAATTAGGATTTGAATTTCCAATGTTTCTAAAGGGTGCATTAGCACCATATGTCCATCAAGAGAATATGTTGAAAACTTCAT